TCATAAAATACTTGATAAGCTGTTGCCAAATTTTTATAATCTGGAATGAACGAGTCAAAAACATCTTTGCCTAATTTTATGCTCATTTCCTTGATTAATCTTGTTTGTGTTTCAAATATGCTTTTTCTATTTAATTTTTGATGTCGCTGTTTCGCTTCTGATAAAACTTTTTCTGCAAATTTTGAATTTAAATCTGAGGAGGCTGTAAGTGTTTTGTATAATTCTAGCTCTCTGTTTAGTATACTATTTTTGAGGAAGAATTCTTTTAAAACTTTAATCACTGTTTTCTTGCGCTCTTTATTTTCTTTGAGAGATGCTACGGTTAATTCTCGCACCAGAACTTCAAACAAAAACGCTGTATTTCTTTTCTTATTATGTTTAAGCTTCATCTTTAGACTCCAAGAGAGTTATCAAGTTCCTGATATCTGCATTGACTTCAAATAATTTCTCTTCCTCATTAGTATAATTAGAATCAATATTCTCTGTCACCCCATAAGATAGTTTATTTATTTCAATTCCGGGGAACATTTTTCTCATAGAAGAACCCTTATCCTCCGAAGAAGTAGTTGATCTGATGTGTCTCTTATACGGGCCGGCCTTCTTTCTTGTATCTCTTTCAACTGGGGTATAAGAAGATTTTTCATAATGTCGAACATCTCGTTTGGCCGGGGCTGCAAGGAGAGAAGATTCTTCACCTCCGCCTTCTTCAGCGGCTGGCTCTTCTCCGCCCATTTCTTCTCCGCCCATGTCGTCGCCCATATCTCCTTCAAGGCCGCCGCCAAGGTCGTCTCCCATGTCTCCTTCAAGACCACCTCCAAGATCGCCGCCCATATCTCCGCCCATACCGCCGCCCATATCGGCGCCTTCTCCAGCTGCTGTAACATCTTCTGCCGCTTTCTCAAGTGCTGCAGCATACTTCTTGTCGTGGTACATCTCTCGTTGTATCTGTGACATCTGCTCTTCTGAAACATTGAAGATGTTTTGGGCTATCCAGCGCTTGCTAAAGAAGCCTTCAGTGGCGCCAGAGGCAACTTCAAACTTGGTTCGCCAATGCTCTAGTTCCTGAAGCTGTGCTAGCTTAGAAGGATTATTCAAGCTAAGTTTAAATGATGTTAAGTCTTTACCTCGATAGCCTCTGGTAAACAAATGTACAACTGCAATTTTTTCAAGTTCAGCAACAACTGCTCTTTGCAATCTCTGGATTGTTCTGGCAAAACGAATATCTTTTTGAGCCAAAGTGGTCTTGTCTTCTGATGCGCCTTCAGCATTTGTTAAATAAGAAGGAGGAATCTTAAGAGCAGAAAATAGTTTGTCTCTAAGGTATTTAACATCATCAATATCACCAGTAAATGTGCCGCCGGGTAAACTTTCAACCTTCGTTGATTCGCCGCCGCGGACTGGAATGAAATAATCTTCTTCGACAGACATTGGATTATAACGAAGGTCGACGCGTCCAGTCGTATCATCAACAATCTGATTTCTTTTCATCTGTGTCATGACTCGCTGGACGTATTGTTCGACATCTTGTGGTGGAATGTTTCCGACGTCGACATAGAAAACTCTTCTTTCAGGCGATCTTACAATACGATAGGCCATCATAGCATCTTCTAGAAGAGTCAACTGGCGCCAAATTCTACGTGAAGGCTCCAAAACTGAAGTTCCGTATGGAGCATACTTATCATTTCCTAAAATTCTGAAATGTGCAATTTGCCAATTTTCTAAAGTGAGGCCGGCAGAGTTCCACTGATACTGTACATAATTCGGGTTATTTTCATCTTCACCTTCCAATCTTTCCACTTCGCTGGACGGCATTCCAATTGCATATTTGATACCATCCTTCTCATCAATATCCAAATATAAGAAAAAATCTCCAAACTTGCAAAGAGATCTGGCCCAACCAAATATATTAAATTCAATATTTAAAATATTATGAAACAAGTTATCTAATTCTATTTTTATTTCTTCATCGTGGGTTTTTATATTGAGAAGAGGTGTCAGTTCAGTTGACGTTGTAATCTCGTCCGCATAAATATCCATAGCTGAAGCGATTTCTGGCATGAACTCCATTTGATCAAAATCAATATAACGCTCTGCTCTATTTTGGTTTGCTAAATAATTTGCAGTATAATTTCCGCGATTGTTATATTCAGACTTCTTGAAAGTTTGGCCACTGGTGGATTTAAACCTAGAAGAATATTTGTCTAATTGTACTCTCCGGTTGCTTCTTTGGTTCTGTTGCCTGAAGTTTGTTATTGGACCAGAGAATAACTTAGTAAGTTTTCTGAAAAGTTCATGCTGGGGATTGTGTGGATTTGAATTTCTATTAGCCATTTATATAATTATCCTTTTAAGAGCCAAACATGATCTATATACTGTCGTTTTATATCATCATTCTGAATTGGTTTATAGCCATGTTGGCCTGGAATTTTAGTAGTTATAATAGTATCAGATTTTTGCATACAATTTAAGAAAGCTTTTTTATATTCCATATCTCTTTGATTTACCTCGAAAGCAATATCTTTAACCCAGCAGCCGATTGCGAAAGCCATAACCAAATCATCGTTATAACCGCGCATTGCTTGTGGTCGGCTGTTGTGCCAAATAAATGTTTTCATTTCATTATAAGTTCTTATTGAATATATCGTAACTAGTTTATTTCTAATGAATTCTTCTAGTTTGGCAATAACTAATGGTCGCGTCTTTGACGTCATTGAAAATCCCATAATAGCGTTGTTACTTCTTTCGCCTCTTAGAGGCTCAACATATTCATGACTGGATTTGTAAGAATAAAATATATTTGGATAATTAAATTCCTGTAGTTTATCAAGAACTGTCCAGCCAACTGTGTTATTTTCAACAACAACCATGCAGTTTCCATATTCTTTGCCAACTTCGTTCAGCATATTTGCAAACAAATCTGGAGTTGCCTTTCCTTGATATTCTCCAACAATTTCCATCGTTTCTATTTTGAATATATGGAATGAAGAATAGTCTTTTCCATCGCCTCGGGCAACATCTGCAGATAAAAGATAAGTTGATCCGGGCTGGTGTTTCTCCCAAACCCAAAAGTTGCGATCGAAGCCTGTTTTATATTCTGGTTCTCTTAGGCTTTCTTCAATAACTTTCATATCATCTGCATGAAAAACAGTTTCACCAGACATATTGAAGTTGCACTCAAGTTCCTGTGCGATTTGGCGGCGTGACATATTTTTGGTTTCATTCTCAAACCAAGCTTGGTCGCGATCAGGATGTGCAGCCCATTTGAGTGTTGTCAAATAAAAATCATTACTCTCTTGTTCTGCATCAATGCAAGTCTGGTGGAACCAATTACCCACACCATTTGGGGTAGATAAGGCTATACAGCGACCTCCGGTGGACAAAGTAGGGTACAGGCCTGTCCAAAGCTCTCCTAGGCCTTCAATGTGTGCTGCCTCGTCGATTACGAGTAATGATAGTGCCTCTGAACGGCCGGCGTCTGATGATGTTGAGGTTGCTTTAATCTGAGAACCATTTGTTAATTCGAAAGAAGTTCTATTGTCGATTGATATTTCAGAGATGCGGAGCCATTGAGGCAGATTTTTGTGAATTGCTTTTACTTTTTTAACAAGATTTGATGCAGTTTTGAACTGTGTTGCGATAACAAGAACATTCTTTTCTTTATGAAAAAGCATCATCCACGCAACATAAGCTGCTGTAATTGTTGAGATGCCAAGCTGGCGTGCTTTTAAGATTACATTAAAACGATAATCATTAAAATTCTTGACCAACTCTGACTGGAAATCATAAGTGGTAAAAGGGATAAGACCGTGTTGGGGATGTGATATCCTTGCGTAATTATTAATAAAATAAATGGGGTCTTTACCAGATTTTACGATTTCTTTTAAAATCTGTTCTCTGGTTAATTTGTAAGCCATCTACCCTTTTTCTAAAAATTTCTTAAAATTCTTATCTAATGTATCTTCGCTAGGCTCCAAACGATTTTCAACATCTTTTAAGCTCGTAATAGAATAAATTTTGGTTGCGAGAACAAAAACCCTAACTCTGCTTGTTGACTGTACCAAAGCATCGCATTCACCATCTGCTTTAAGTTTAAGGCCTTTGCCTGTGATCTTTTTATACTGTTTCTTAAGATGCTTAACAATGTCAGCGAACGTTTGTTCAAGTTCATTTTCTAAATTGCCACGATAAACATCTCTTAAAAGAAGGTCCGACTGATAATTAATCACCAACTTGGCTCCGTCGACACGGCATTTAAATCCATCCATTACGCGTGTATCTAAAACCGGATGGCCTTCTTCTCTCTTGAGGCCGACTTTGATTGGTTCACCTTTATCATCCAAGGCGCCATCATATGTATCTGCAGCTGCCTGCATAATTCCTCTTACGACATCTAAATCTTTTTGTGACATTTATTTTTCTCCTGGTCTCCAGCCTTTCAGCCAGCGGTCTTTTCGCCCTTCAACATACTCTATATAGCATCTGTGGCAACATTCAAATTTGTTATTATATATATCGTCTTTAACTGTTTTTAATCTTTTTGAACAAACGGGACAATTTAAAATTGTAGTTTCCCTAGTAAGTAGTTTTTTATTGATTAAAAACCCATCGGTTTCAACCTTCTCTTGTTGTTCATCTAGAGAAGTTTGTTTCTCATTCATTTCTCTAAGTTGTTCAAGATATTCTTTTTCTTTGGCCTCGGACCATTCCGAGTTTGGATTAATGATTGCTTCTTTACCATATTTTTGACGAATAGCTTTCTCAATAGCAGCTATTTGATTTAATTTATCATTCATGTTCTGGTGTCATATCTCCAAACACAAACGACAAGAGTATCATTCATCTTGTTGGTAGGATCTATGCTGATAGCCAAAGTATTTCCAGATGAAAAAACAGCGTCCCCTGAAAAATAAAACGTTGCAGTTGTAGAGTTTACCAGATCTTCCGTTTGAGTCTCTATGGCTGTTGTATTTTTATTTATATGTAGCCCCACCACTGTAGAGCCTGGATGAATAGTACCCGGGGTTGTGACCCCTTGTGCGTGCACCATCACTTTTACTAGACGACCACCAAAGGGCGCGATCCAATGAGCTTGCATAAAATTAGAAGTTGTAAAATAGGTAGTGCTAACCTCAACCGTTGAATTTAGTGGAATATAAATTTTGGCAGTACCAGTATCTCGGTAAGCATGATGTGTCCAATAAAACTGATGACCCCACACACCATCCGGCGCATCCATTATAATGGTTGAGCCAGAAAGAGCCAGGCCGGCCGAAGAACCAGAAACAACCATATAATTATCACCAGTTTCGCGATATTCAACAAATGCATCCGAGTCGTCACCAAAATAAAGTTTCTTATCATCTTTAACCGGTGCATCAAAAACAACATTTGCTCCAGAAAGAACCAGGCCTCCGCCAGTATTTAAAGCAGAGCCAGAAATAACCATATAATTATCGCTAGTTTCACGATATTCAATAAATGCGTCAGATCCGTCACCAAAATAAAGTTTCTTATCATCTTTAACAGGTGCATCAAAAACAATATTTGCCCCAGAAAGAACCAATCCGCCGCCAGTATTTAAAGCAGAGCCAGAAATAACCATGTAATTATCATCGGATTCGCGATATTTAATATGAGAGTCTGCATCGGTACCAAAATGAAGTGCCTGATCGTCAGGTATCAGGCCTCCCAAAGAAGCAGTTAGTTGTCCCGTAATTGTAGCCACATCTGCAGCTGCATCACCAAGAGTAGTATTTCCATCAACCGTCAAAACGCCGGCCACATTCAAAGTCGATCCATTCCAGGTTAAATTTGCGTCTCCTTCAACTGAATTACTATCTGTAAAAATTGCCAATTCATTGTCTGTTCCATTTGTTCCATCAACTAGCGTGCTGCCCCAAACTCTTGAATCAATTTCATCTCTAACAATTGAACTTCCGTCATAAACTAATACTGTGTTATCTACGCCGGCAGCTAAATTTGGCAGGTTTATGGTTACACTATCGAGAGCAATATTCGAACCAGAAAGAACAATATTCGAACCAGAAATAACCACGCCAGTGGTTGAACCAGAAATAACCAGGTGATTATCACCAGTTTCGCGATATTGGATATGGGATTCGCCGGCGGTACCAAATTCTAATTTAGTATCATCACTAATTCGCATGGAAGCCCCAGCATAAAGTAGAGTATCAGTACTGTCTTCATCATATTCGAAAGAAGCATCACCGCCAGTTCCAAATTCTAATTTAGTATCATCACTAATTCGCATGGAAGCCCCAGCATAAAGTAGAGTATCAGTACTGTCTTCATCATATTCAAAAGAAGCATCACCGCCAGTTCCAAAATAAAGCTTGGTGTCATCGGCTATTTTTAAATCTGTATCATCCCATGTAAAAACAGATATACCGCCAAAAG